AATATATTTTATATATATAATCAATCATTACACTGACAAGGAGGAGATAATAGAATATAAGGCTGATACCATATTATCTGAAATATAAGTGGATGCTAATCGTGTTTGTATATATTTATTGGTGGATGTTTTATTCGGGTTAATAATTTATAAATATTATTTGGCATTAAATAATTTGTTGTTCAAATAGGTTCCTATAAAAAATCCACCTACTATAAATCCGATATAACCAACCGGTTTTAATAATACTTGATTAAACATTAATTCAAAATCATCGATTCTTACACAATATTTATTATTAATTCTTTGATAATATATATTTTTAAAAATAGTATATCCTGTTAAAGCAAATATTGTTGGTACACCGTATTTAACTATTATATTCATTATTAATTATAATCTCACACTTTTAAATACTATTTTTCTAAATTAAAGTTATTATCTGATTATCTAATATTAATAATAAATGATTTAATCATTTATTATTATTATATGTATATATTAATGAGTATATTTGAAGAAAAATCAGAAATTAAAACACATCCAAATTATGAATCCATTCTATCCATTGGAGAAGAGGTAATTAATCCTGAGGAACTAAATAATCTACTGAATAGTAAACCAGATATTGTAGCATATGATGGTTTTGAACCTTCTGGAAGAATGCATTTAGCACAAGGATTATTACGTGCTCACAATGTTAATAAATTTACAGATGCTGGGGTTAAGTTTAAATTTTGGGTTGCTGATTGGTTTGCATTAATGAATTTAAAACTAGGTGGAGATTTAAAAAAGATACAGAATGCGGGCAAGTTAATGATAGAAACATGGAAGGCATCGGGTATGAATCTAGACAATGTAGAATTTATTTGGTCATCCGATGAAATTAATAAACGTAGTGATGAATATTGGAAGATTGTTCTAGATATATCTACTAAATTTAATCTTACTCGTATTAAGAAATGTACTCAAATTATGGGTAGAGATGAAAGTGATGATTTAACAGCAAGTCAAATATTCTACCCAGTTATGCAAGCGGCAGATGTTTTCTTTCTAAATGTTGACATATGTTCTCTTGGAATGGATCAAAGAAAGGTTAATATGTTATGTCGTGAATATTCTAAAAAATCAAAGAGAAAATTTGCACCAGTTATTGTATCCCATCATATGGTAATGGGACTAGATGGTTCTGATAAAATGAGCAAAAGTGACCCAGATAATGCTATTTTTATGGATGATACCGAACAAGAAGTAAAAAGAAAAATAAAAAAAGCTTACTGTAAACCAAAAGAAGTAGAAGGTAATCCTTTATTAGATTGGACTAAATGGATTTTATTTCCCATCTTGGGTAAAATTGTTATACCTGCTGATGAAAAATGGGGAACTCCAGAAAAAGTATATAACGACTATCAAACTTTGGTAAATGATTTTGAAGAAGAAATAGTTCATCCTAGTGATCTGAAGAAGTCTATGATAATTCATATTAATATGTTATTAGATCCGGTAAGAATTCATTTTAAAGAAAATAAAGAAGCAAGTCAACTTTTAAAATTAGTTAAATCGTATACAAAATAGTTATTTTATTTCAAGCACTTTATGATTTAAATAAAATAATCTAAGATAGTTATAATGATTTATTCATTTATAGCAATGTTAATTTACATGTTCGTATTACATTTGAATAACATAGGCAAAGAGACATTTACTTCAAAACTAAATTCAAATAAAGTTTCTTTAAAGATACCACTAATGATTATACTTATATTTTTATTATGTTACCTAGAATTTTAACAATCTTTAATATATTTATCATATTCTTCATCATTCATTAAATTAAGATCATTTATATTATCTACTGATTCTATTTGAACTATCCATCCTTTGTCTAATGGAAATTTATTTATTAAAGATGGGTCATCTTCTAATTCATCATTAACATTTATAATTTTACCAGATATTGGTGTATTTATTTCAGATACTGCTTTAATTGAATCGACCTCTAAAATTGCTTCATCTTTTACTATATCATTTCCTTTTTTAGGTAAGGACACAAACACAATATCACCTAACGAATCTGCTGCAAATTTAGTAATTCCTAAAGTATAATATCCTGTTTCATATTTTATATATTCATGAGATTTTGTAAACCTTATTGTACTAAAACATTTTTTTATAATATTTCTAAAGACCATGATAAATAAATATTAATATTCTTTTAATACAAGAATATTAATATATAAATATACTATATAAATGAATTCAGACGATTTCTATCGTGGAAAATATTTAAAATATAAGAACAAATACTTGTTATGTAAGAACTTTTTACAAAATCAAAAAGGTGGTGGGTATAAACAAACTGTTGGTATAAAATATGACACATATATGAAAGCTTTTGTTATTTATAAATCAAAATTGAATACCTTACCTAATTATGAAGTCGACAAGGATGAAAAACATATACAATCTGCCGGAAGTTATCAAAATTTATCTTTTAATAACTTGTATGAACAAGATGATAATTTTATAATAAACACTTTGATGCCTAATTTAAAAAAACCAATAGATAATGTATTTTCTAATTATTATAATAAATCAAGTGAATATATAAATGTCGAAGAAATTAAAAATAGAATTAGCTTAATAACTAAAAAATGTTCAAAAAAAGTTAATTTAAATAATTGTATAAATGAAAGTCTATTAGACCCAAGTCTATCAGACCCAAGTCTGCCAGATGAAAGTCTACCAAATTTTCTGATATTAGGTGCTGGTCCAAATGGCATGACAATGGCAATAAAATTAAAAGAACAATTACCAACCAGTACATGTATTTTGCTAGATAACAGAATTATTAGTGATACAATAAAAAAACCTTTTTCAAGATTAACTAATGTTAAATTAGATAAAGAGTTAATTAAACAATGGTTACCCAGCATTTATAGTGTAATTTTTTCAGAAAATAATATTAAACAAACAAAGGCAGAAATAAAGGAATCATATATTCCAATAAAAATTTATGAATATATATTATATTTATATGCTAAATCAAAAGATATTTTATTTAAATTTACTAATGATTACAATGATTATAATAAATTACAACATTTGATTGATGACTTAAAAATAGATTATGTATTTGATGCAACAGGTGGTCGTTACGCAGGAATATCTCGTTTAAATAAAGTTATTCCATCCAATTACCCGGCATTTTATTTTATGCCAATTTATGGTAATTTTAAATTTAAATCAAGATCCTATATTTATAGTAGTGATGATCTTTACCACGAACCAAGAACTAACCACGGAGTACCATACATACATAGTAATATAATTCATAAATCTAATTATTTAAAAGATGATAATAATACAATTGATTATATAATGTTTCAAATATATCCTTCAAATTTTAAGGAAATATATGAATTGTCAAAAAGCATAAAAAATAAATTTGATACAAGTGGTCCTAAAAATAATTTAGAATTACCTACTTTTAATTTTATTAAAACATTAACAACCGGAGAACTCGATAATGATATGATAGAGAAATTTATAAATAGTTTAACATTTAAGATTAATAATTATCACCCAATTGATGAAAGTAATATTTTTATAGGAATGCCGTTCAAAGTACAATCATCACATTTAGATGGTTATTATGAAGAAAGAACAACCAATACAGGACATAATTTTATGTATTTACCAATTGGAGATACAGCTATAACTCCAAATTGGATGTTAGGAAATGGATTAGCATTAGGATTAGAATCTACAAGTAATTTAGCTAAAATAATTAAAGAAGAACATGAATAATTTAATTTATCACTAAATTAAATAAAACAATTGATAATAACAATAACCCATTAAATACATAACACTGATTAATGCAATACAATATACTAAAACGTGTCCATTTGTTAATCGGTAATAATTATATATGGGACCGAAAATATTAGAATATTTATTTATTTATATTTATAGTTCTTATCGTATTTCCAAGTAAAAGGTAATAATTTTATACGGTTAATTCGGATTTCTTCATCAGATAGTTTTCCCTTTATTTTGAAATACGATAACCAACGAGTATTAAATATACACATTACTATATATAATAAAAAAATTATTAGTAGGTATCAAAAATTACATAATTAATATATATAAGATGTCAAATATACAATACTTGTATAACTTATTTATTACCTTCTGGTAAATACATAACGCCAATTAATGCAATACAATATATTAATCCATGTAAAATTAAACCGTCCATTGTTGGACATCCATTCATGTTAGCATATTGGTTTCCAAATACAGAACTAATAAAAGAAAACATTGCAGGACTAGATATTAAATAAAATATTAAAGTTCCATATATTGTATGTTTTAATTTAATTCCAGAATTTATATCTGATTTACCCATACTAATATATGTTAAAGCAAAAAATACTAGAGTATGGATAATTAGACCAGTATTTGTAGGACAATTCTCATTATATAAATTTAATGATAGAATATTACCAGTTAACTTGTATACTTGAGGTAAGTTAACTAATAAAAATAGTAGAGCTGAACTACCACTAATTAATATTTTTTTACCAAATGTTGCCATTATATAATATACAATATAAAATAATTTTAATATATTATTATATGTATTCGCCATAAACATCTTTACTTGCATAACATTTACTAGACCAATGTCCTTTTCTTCCACATTTATTACATATTGGTGAATTCTTTTTACAAGTATCATCATTTAATTTTATTTCTTTTTTAACTTTACAATGAATATTTTCATGATATGTAGCACCTTTTTTAGTCTCAAATTCTTTGTCACAATAAGAACATTTCCACATTTGTTGTTCTTTTTGCACTTCTTGTAGTTGTTCTTTTTGTACTTCTTGTTGTTGTTCTTTTTGCACTTCTTGTTGTTGTTTTAATAACTTATCTATACTATCAGCTTCATTATCAAAATAAGATATAATTTTATTTAACGCACACTTTTTTCGTCTATGAGGAAAAATATAAGAAGCTGGACAATCACATTTTTCATTTAGATTTCTAGTGGGTATTTTTTCTGTTTTAACAGATTTTTCTTTACAATCAATCGCAAAATGGTCATTTTTTCCACATATATAACATTTATCTGTAACACTTTTAATAATTTGTTCTAATGTAATAATATTTTCATCTGTTAATTTAATTTGACAAAAACTTCCACCGCGAACATTGTTAATACCATATTTCTGCATATATTTTAGCGTATATTTATCTTCATCAAAATTATCACAATCTGGTATTAATTCAATTATTTGAATCGGTTTATATTTTTTTGTCCATGCCGATCCATTGTTTTGAAAATGTGTATCTAATCTCATTTTAGGATTATCTGTTTTTCCAATATAATATTTTTGTTGCTCTAGTTCTAAAACATAAATATATACCATAATTCTTGATAATATATAATTATATTGCCTATTTGTATATGTATCAATTTTTTATATATTTGCCATAAACATCTTTACTGGTATAGCATTTGATATGATTAAAAAAGATTGAAATATTATATCCTTCAACAATTATATTATTTTTATGTCGGATTATTATACAACAGACAATGTAAACAGTACTCATCAACTTTCAATTATTGAATACGAACTTGCCTCTGAATATGCAACAATAGCATATGTGAATGGTAAAAATAATATAACATTCTATGACCCATTAGGTTCTACTGATTTTAATATTATAATTAGAGCCGGACCATCGTATCCTATTAATGTTCGCTGTATTAGTACTTTTAATAAACCGATCGATATAGATACACCGTCATACAGTATATCAAAATGGTTGCGAGAGTTGCGTGGATTTATTACTAATTAATTTATACTGTAATATCAAGTTTTTATCTTTTAGTTACTTGTATAAAGGAATTTAATAATATTTTCTTAGTTATAATAATGTCAAATGAGTTATATTATAATAAATATAAGAAATATAAAGATAAATATATAAAACTACAAAATGAAATTAAAGGAGGTAATCCTAAACAATGGGGTTTTGGTGTAGAACAAGAGTTTCCAATATTTATTAAACCATCCGATACTGATAAAGCCAATCTAGCACAATTTGGAATTAATAATAAACATTTTAATTTAAATTATATTTTCCAAAATTTAGATTATAAACCATATTATGTTGTATTTCCTACATATGATCATATCCTAAAAATTAATAATTTACCAGAAATGAAACGGATTATATTTAGAAAGAATGTTAACATGGAAGAAATGGAAAGTAAAGTGTCACAAATAATTACCAAAGTAACTAGAGAGATTAATACTTTTATTTTACTTCCTAATAAAACAACAGTATCAACAATAGCTATTTTAAATAATATTTATAATGAATATAAATTATCAATAGGAAAATATACTACACTGTTATATCTGAAAGGATTAAAGACAAATACAAATATAATTTTATTGGAAACTGATATTATTTATCAGGATAGAATTATTAAAATATATAATCAATCTGGAACCATATATATAAAACATAGTATAAATTATGATTTAACATGGTTAGATACTGATAGTGGTGGCTACGAAATAAGAAGTGATAATTTTAAAAATACAACTGTTAAATCTGTTGTTAAGGAAATAATGGATAAAAAAACTACTATTAAAGAATCATTAAAAAGAAATTTTCAAATAGAAGATAAAAATATTATATTTTTAGACAAAGAAACAATGTCTAACCACGATGGTTATAAATATACAGGTGAACCTGAATTAAACATTACATTGCCTTATATAATTAATGATGATCATATATTTGTTGATAATTTTAAAAATCAACATATTAATTTGATGAAATCACTACAATATCTATCACCCTTATTCTTGTCATCTTTTACTGGCGCATATCCTTATAGTTTTGGAGATAATAAAGAACATCTTGAAACTTCTTATAGATATCAGGTGGGTTCCAGAATTTTAGTAACAGATGTTAGTAATATATATAATCAAAAATACGACAAGTCTGATTTTAATTCTTATATGTCACAGTATGATACTACACATGAAACTATAGTAAAAATCTATAGAATACATTATAAAAAATTTAATAGCAATATTCATGATAATGAAATAGAAGGACAAGATAAGATAGAATTTTCAGTTAATAGAAATGCCAATAAATTTGATCCAGCTAACGGATTATTCTTTGGTTTTGAATGGAAAATATTTGATCAATATCCTATTAAATATGTTAATAATATTACATTGTTTGTCATTATGTTAGCACAACATTTACAAGATTATAATATTAGAATTCCAGAAGACCCACGAAAAGCTTTTAACGTTTTAGACAATTCCGAATGGCCTTTTCGTTTGTTAGAAGACGTTATCTACGAAGGTTGGAATATTCATATGGAAAAATATTTGGATTATATACTATTATTAAAAGATAGACTAGGATTAAATAAAGCGTATATTGTTTTAGAAGATAAAAGAACAGCTTTTGATTTAATAAATAGTTTACATCATTCTCTTTTTAATTATTATAAATCAGAAGAAAGTAATACAGATATTATAGATTGTTTTTTTCCAAGGTTTAAAGTGTCGATGGAATATGAAGATTTTTATGATTTACCAAATATTAACCGAAACAGTTTTAATAATATGATTAATATGATGAAAGAGGATGATATAGGAAAATTTAATTTATTAGAAAAAAAGGTTACTTCTAATATTCATGATGAAGATTTTGATGATTATGAATACTATTTAAGAAAATAGAGGAAATAAATTAATAATCTAGAAACAGTATAAATGAAAGTTAGTGCAATCCTGGAAAGTCCGCCTTGTTCATCATATTCAGACTGAACGGTTCTACAACGGTTGGTTCTACTTCTTCACCTTCTTCAACTTCTTCAACTTCTTCATATTCATCTTCAATTTCAATTACATACGAATTGAACCAATAACTGTGCCATTGTTTGAGGGTCCCCTTAATTGGACCAGGAACAAATGATGCAGGAACAACAGTATCTATTCCACACAATGGACATAGTACAGTTGTCTTGTCACAAGTCATGGTAGTTCGGGTAATAGTAGGTCTTCCGAGACAATAGTAGCAACAGGCTCCCTTGGGATCATTAAGTATAGCTGCGAGGTTATTAGTAGCAAGTTTAGTAGCTTGCTTTGGCGAAATTATCGATCTTACGGTATGGGTATCGGTATGACACAACATACCAGATCATAATCTATAAGCATGATAATTATAAAATATTTCAACTTTTATTTAACATATCGAACGAAAATATACTATATTTTTTAACTACTAATTTTTAATAAATAAAGTTTGGATTACTTTTCATAATCAACATGATACTTTCTATATGTTTTTAAGACAAATGCATATGAAAAAGCTGTTTCTTTGATATGCTTGTATCTATCCATTCCACCAAAATGTCCTTGTTCTAGTTCTGTCTTTAATAACATAATATTATTATTTGAACTATCATTATGATGTCTAAGCTTTGCAATAAACTTTGCAGGTTCCCAATAAGCTACTCTTGGATCATTGAGTCCACCCAAAGCTAAAATGTTTGGATAACTATTGTTCTTGATATTATCATAAGGTGAATACTGAAGCATCAGATCATAATATTTCTTTTGATTAGGATTACCCCATTGTTCCCATTCTGGAATAGTTAATGGAATAGTAGGGTCACACATAGTATTCATGACATCTACAAATGGTACACCAGCTATAACTGTATTATATAAATCAGGTCTCATGGTCATTGCTGCACCAACTAAAAGTCCGCCAGCACTTCGACCTTCAATAGTAATACCCTTATTGAAAGTATATTTTTCTCGAATTAAATGTTCAGCACATGCATTAAAATCATGAAAGGTGTTAATTTTCTTTTCCATCTTACCATCTTCATACCATTTGAAACCTAAGAATGAACCACCACGAACGTGACTAATAACGTAGACAAATCCTCTGTCAAGTAATGGAATAATAGTGCTCTTAAAACTTGGGTCTACTGTATGGCCATAAGATCCATATCCATATAAATATAATTTATTAGTTCCATCTTTATTAAACATATCTTTACGGTAAACAATTGACATTGGAACCATTGTTCCATCGTGACTTGGTGCATATTGTCTTTCAGTAATATATAATGACGAATCATAATTTGGAACTGGCTTTTGTCTAATAAATTCAGATTCTTTGGAAGTTAAATCTAATTTATATATGGAATGAGGTTGTTTGAGAGAATTTTGAGAATACATAATTTCACGACAATCATATTTAGGAGCACAATAAATTGAAATATTTTTAATAGAATCTTTAACTTCTATATTCCAGCTTTTATTTAACTCATATTTATTATTTTCATAAGGTATAACTCTAACTAAATTATTACCATTTTCTTTGTACCCAACTAAAATGAATTCTTTTAGTTCAATAATATATTTAATATATACACTTTCATTATATTCTATAAATTTTTCCCAACTATCAATATTAGTATTATTTTCATTACATATCATTACCATAAAATTAGATGAATTATCTTTATTAGTAGTAATTAAAAAGTTACCTTCGTGGTAATCTATACTATACTTGTGATTAGTAATTTTAGGAGTAAATTGAATTGGTTTTGTATCTTTATGTGTAAAATAGTAAATATCACTTGTTTCATAACTACCTGCAGAAATAAAGAAGTATTTATTATCATTAGACATTGAAAATCCAACATTTATTAACTCATCCATATTTTCATAAATCATATTAGTATCTTTTGTTAATGTATTATATCTCCAAACTTGATACATCCTATTTTGTTTATCACCTATTGTATAATAGATCCATTCGTGATGCCATTTATAATCACAATATGTTAGTTCTGGAATAATATGTTCAAATGCTTCGCCAGTTTCGATGTTATAAATTTTTAAATCATATTTTTCATTTCCTGTTAGATCAATTCCATAACTCATATATTTATGGTCTTTAGTAATTGAGAAAGATGAAATATCACAACATGTTTTACCAGCAGCAATATCATTTTCATCTAACAGTTCAGTTACAACCTGTGTTTTCATATTCATACGACAATGAATTGGGTAACTTTTACCTTCTGTTGTTCTAGTAAAATAGTAATATTCAGAGGTCCATCCATTATCACTATTTGGAAGAGGATATGAGTCATATGTTTCTTGAATATGAGATAATAGTTCATGATATAACTCATCTTTAGTTATATCTTGATCTTTCATAACATAATCTGTATAAGAATTTTCTAACTTAAGATGTTCAAGAACTTTCTCATTTTTTCTATCATCACTTCTCATCCAATGATAAGGATCATCTAATTCAACTGGTGGTTCCATAGTATTTTCACCTCGCGTACTATCAACATTTCCAAATAGAGTTGTGTGAACAATCCTTTCAGGTACTGGAGAATTTACAAAATTTTGATTATTAAGATTCATTAGAGAATTAATATTCATACTAAATAAATACAAAATCAATTTTTAACGGTGAAAGACATTCATCAAAGATAAAAATTATACGTTATCTCCAATCGCACTGCGTGTTTTATCAAAGTATTATTCTAAGAAAATTCACCAAAGGTGAATCGAATAAGTTGATAGTTATCAGTTGGAATGAACTTGTTTATTATAAAAAATAAATTACACAAAATTTATTATACTTATATATATATGCAAGAGTTAAATACTTCTTATAAAATAAAATATCTTAAATATAAAAAGAAATATTTTAGTTTAAAAAATTCTAATTTAGTTGATAATACGGGAGGATCTTCTTATATTGATCTTGAAAGTACTAAAAGCTTACCTGGCCCTAAATATTTAAATTTATCAGGTCCTAATATCATTAGTTATATTAATATTGGAAAATATGAAAAAAAAATTATTTTAATAGGCGATATGCATAATATAAAAAATAAATGCAATGGAAAAGATATTAAATTAGAAGATCATATTAAAAATTTATTTGAAAATAATTCCCTCACTAATTTTGATTTATTTATAGAATTTCCTTATAATGAAGTTAAAAAATTAGGAGGTGATATATCAATAATAGAAAATCGAGACACAGAAGATTATATGCATTCTATAAGGAAATTAGGTTTAGAAAATTATAAAAAAAATCCAAATAAAAGAGTACACTTTTCAGATATTAGAGATGATGATTTAGCAACAAATTTGCAACATAAAAGTAAAGTACTTAATAAAATATTAAAAACTGTTAAACCAATTGATCCATCTTTAGATTATAAAGACTTAATTTTTGAGTTTCATAATTTTGTTGTTGAAAATATTTATCAAGATTATGGAGCAATTAATGATTACATTAATGATAAAACAGACGAATTTAAACTTAATAGTAAAATTTTGAACAAAGAATTAAAAGGTTTAGAAACAATAATAGGTAAAGAAAATATTAAAAAAGTCTTAACATCTGTTAAGATTCGAATAGAGCAATTGTTTGATATATTATTTGACGATAAGGATATAATATTATTTGATAATATTGGAAATATCGAATTTCAAATTATAGATTGTTTTACACTAATATCAGAATTATATACATTTGCTAGAATATTTAAATCTGATTTCAATAATATTATTGTTTTTGAAGGAGAATCACATATTTATATGTTATCAGAATTTTTTAAAATTATAGAAAGTGAATTTATTTACCATTATATAAGTTATCCACATAAACCTCAATGTGTACAAGCAATACCATTTGATAAATTTTTCTTAGATGTATAAAATCATTACCATTTTATTGGAAATACGATAAGAACTATAAATATAAATAAATTAATACCCTAATATTTTTGATATCATATATTAATTACTATCATTTGTTATATGGGTTGCGTGTCTGTCTCGAGTTATATATTATTTTCTGACGACCATCTTTCAATTCAGAAAATAGAATGTGAAAAATTTTTAAAGTATTATTAATAGATTTTACTAAATTATCTAATTCCCCTAGGTTGTAATTTACAGAGTCTTCATCATAGTTTAATTGAGTTTTGGAATGATTACCTTGTGCATCAATTTTTATTAATCACCAACAAGTTTTTACCAGAAATAGATAGTCCAGCCAATTTTTATAAAAATTGAATTAAATTATAGTTCCTTTTAGATTAAATTATTAATTATATGGAACAAACATTATATGTAAGTCAAAACTTATCACGACAGGAAGAAACTAAGTTTGGAGTATTTTTTAATAAAAGATATGAAAGAATATTAGACTCATCCGAACAATTCTCACACCCTAGTCAATATATTTATTTATATGATTTGAAACCAACAAATGCATACAAATTAAATATTAGAAATTTAGATGATATAATTTCTCATATTTCACGTGATTTAAATATTTTAGAAGCTATTGAAAAATTATACAATATTAATCTTCCAATCTTAAGAAAAATTTCAATACATTTATTAAATAATGAAGGTGGTGTTGAATTAATTAAAACATCCAAGAAAGATTTAATTGATCAGTTTGTAACTAAGGAATTGGAATTATTAGGAATCGATGTTAAAAAGTATACCATTGAGGAGATAGATACTATTAATGAAAATATTAGAAGAAACTATAATTATAATATAAATAATATTTATAAATATAGTATTGATAATATTTTTAAAGTGATTAAGAATTATTCAAATAGAGAATATCAAAATACTATTATTAATCACTCAATAGATACTTTAGAATATAATGGAAAAATGTATTTAGAGTTAGCAACTGGATCTGGAAAAACATTTATTACTTTTAAAATAATTAGTGAATTAAAACCAGATATTATTATTTGTTTTTCACCTAGAAGTAAAATAAATAAGCAGAATTTAAACAAGAAATATTTGGAAATGATTGGTTCTGATTATTTGCCTATAAATTTTTCAGAAGATAACTCTTATGATAAGGACCGAATAAATAATATTAAAAATAAGAAAATAATAGTAACTTCATGTGTACAATCTTATCATAAACTATATAAATTTATCAATCAACTAGATATTAATAATAAAAAAGTGTTTGTTTGGTTCGACGAAGCACATTGGGGAATAGAGGAATCATGGTTAAAAAGTAATAAACAAGAAATTCAATTTTGGATAAGTAACAAAAATATTAATTATAGATTTTTTACTTCTGCTTCACCTGAACATGCTATTGTTAAAGATAATACTGAGATATTTGGGGATTTATACCAACCAATAAAAATAAAAGAATTAATTAGAGAGAATTGGTTATGTAATATTAATCCATATATTTTTGAAACTAAAAGAGAAGATAAAATAAATAATATTAACTACATCTTACATACATTTACTACATTAAATAAAACTTGGGGATTAAGTTTTCATAATAAAGATAAATACGCTTTTAAGATGTTTATCTTACATCTTAATAAATTTGTTAATAAAGAAACAAATATTAAACCATTCTTAATAATTGGGGATAATATTTATTATAAGAGATTACAAGGTATTAAATTAAATTATAATTATTCTAATATTGAGACATATGAAAAAGAAGAAAAAAGTATTGCTTATGTTGTTAAAAAGGTTGATATGGGTTATGATTTTCCAAAACTAGACTTTATTGTTTTCTCAGACCCAAAGATATCTTATAAAGATATTATTCAATGTATCGGAAGAGGATGTAGACCAGACTTTTTAGGTGAAAATGGTAGAAATAAGTTTAAAAAATTATTAGTACTATTACCTGTTTTCATAGACAATTTGGAAGAAACTAATGATTATAAAGATATTATTAATGTATTGAGATATTTAATCGAAGATATAGGATTAGATATTCAAAAGTGTATTATTAATAAAAATAAAAAAGAGTCACATTCATTATCTCATATAGATGACATAGACTATAATGGAAATGATATAGTATCAGCTAAACTTTTAGATTTATTAGGTTTTACATTTAAGACATCTAATTTAAATGAATTATTAATTAAAAATAATATAACCAGCGAAGAACAATATATTGATTTTGTTAAAAGTACTAAACATCTTAGATTAAAAGAAAATATTTATAATTATGAAGGATTTAAATGGAAATTAATTGTTGATCCAGATAATAGTATTTATTACAAGACATATGAAGAATGTTATAATGCAATAAATAAAATTATAATTGATATTAATGATAAATTTTCAGAAGAAAAAGTAAATGAAATTTTAATATCATTTGAAGATAATGGTTGGATTGAATATAGTAAATATGACAATAAAATTCCACCTTTTAATCGATTAAATGAATACTATTATTGATATGATTGTTCTAATATATTTTTAATATTTTCTTTATAAAGTCCAATTATTTCTTTATTGTTGGAGATATTATTATTAATATTGTCCAAGTATTTTACTATATCTTCTTGAAGTTCAATTGACGGTATTGGTATTTGTAAGTTATTTAGCTTTTCATTTTTAATTACACCCAAGTTTGTAGTAAAATCAGCTAATTTATTTGTTAAATGTCTAGTATTATTTAAATAATGATATAAATACTCGTATCTTAACTTTTGATATTTTATAGTTAACGCCTTGACGCCTGATCTACATGCAGTTTTCCCATCTACTAAATAACATTTGCCTAATCCTACCGTATCTCCTATCAAGTTCTTTTGTGAACCTCCCGCAGTAATTAATAAAATATATTTTTCGTAATCAAAAGTCTCCTTACTATGAAACCCAACTGGATTATTAGCTACACACGTATAAAATGGAATGTTTCCATCATTATCCATATCACTTGAATTAAAATTACCATTTAAAAGTTCACAAATATCTCCCAATTCTTTCCATTCTATAGTATCCAAATTCTTTTTAATTATTATATTCATATACAACTTGATACCTTTTTTATGTTCTTTATTTATAGATTCTAAAGATTTTATCATATTATCAAATACTTTGATAGATTCAATTGTTTCTTTTTGAATCTCAAATGACGGTATTGGTATCTGTAAATTATTTAACTTTTCATTTTTAATTACACCCAAATTTGTAGTGAAATCAGCTAATTTATTTGTTAAATGTCTAGTATTTTTTAAATAATAATGTAAATAATCGTATCTTAACTGTTGGTATTTTATAATTAATGCTTTTACACCAGACCTACATGCAGTTTCCCCATCTACTAAATA